ATCATTTAGATGAGCAGCCAGCCCAAGAACGCCGTTCCTGACTATCTTCAGTTCGTTTAGCTGCTCTGCATACTTGTGTATCACTACTGCGCCGGTTCCTATCACTGGACCCAGGTCAAACACAGTGAAGGTACCTACGCAGTCATCAGCCATTCCCAGATTTGGAAGGAGACGAGTGTCTATGATGGTGGGAAGGTCGTCAACGATTTCTAGAAGCTCAGGGTCTACTGGAAGCCCTGCTGGTCGGTCTAAGACCACCACTGCAGCTTGTAGCTCCGTCAACACCTCACGCAGCAACGTCGTATCAATCTGCAGGGTTGCCGGGTTTATATCAAGCAGCAGAGGACAAGCTCCAGACCTCAGCACAGCAGCTATGGTATCTGGAGATGCACTAACTGAAAGTATGACAGGAAGTTCATGAGTCCTAGACCCAAGAATTTCCAGCGTTGCAGTTATTGCTGCTTGATAAGTACTAAATACTACGGAAGCAGGACTTAAAAACTTCTCTAGTTTTTTCTGTCCAGAGGTTCCGGTATAGTCGTTTATTCCGTCCCAGGAACTAAAGGTGATCATACTTCTGCCGGTAAAACTATTTCTCTACATTTAGGACACTTGTAGCCCTTGCGAGTAGACCGTAGTGGCCCGTCATATCCGCAAAAATGGCAAACTTCTTCCTGGTCTATTAACGACCGAAAGCCCGTCTCTACATCATCGTCGTCCCTAGTTGTCCAACTGTTGCCCGTTGGCAAGCCGTCGAAATCAACTAATCCGCGTTTCCTGGACATGTACATCTCCTATGGACACCCATAAATCGCGGTCATCCTTCATTATGTAGCCGTGCTTGTGCAACGAAGAAATTACCTTCTGTGTAGTCACCTTGTCTAGAGAAGACCGAGTAACAACATCATTAAACGTGCAGGGAGTACTGAGAACTCGAAGAATCCGCTCACCGTGCTTGATATCCTCTAACGACTTTAACTTCACGAATCATCTCCTATAGAATGCTTGGAACCGTATGTACCGTATTTTTCTAATGCTGTTTTTACCAAAGAAATATTAAGTCTGTGGTGCTCACATACTCCGTGATCTCGAAGAAACCTTAGGTGCCTATCAGTCGGATAGCCCTTGTTCTGATGCCACTCGTATTCTGGATACTGGTCGTTCACTTCCGACATGTATCGGTCTCTAGTTACTTTAGCTATGATACTGGCTGCGCTTACGGCAGTAATGAAGGTATCGGCTTTATCAAGTGCCGTCTGTCTGTGCTTGAGGTTGTGGATAGAGTTCTTACCGTCCACCACTACTATACTATCCGGATAGAGGTCTACCGCTTTTTGAGCTATTGCGGTAAGCCCTTGTCGCAAAGACACTCCAGCGCCAAAGCCACCAAGCTTGCTAGGATAAGTATAATGAAGGTCCGTATATACTGCGGTCTTCATTACTAAGTCAAATACTTTTTCTCTAGAGCGCTCGGTAGTAAACGCCTTGCTATCCTTTATCTTGGGGTCTGAGAAACCAGACTTGTACACGGTACAGCCCAGAATAAGCGGACCAGCTATGGCTCCCCAGCCTACCTCATCAATGCCGATTACATACTCAAAGTTTTCATCGGCCAAAATTTGAGCAAACGCTTCAACAGATCTTTGATCTTTTACCATCTTTTTACGCTTGTGAGGGCGTTTTTGACGCATCCAGACCAATAGTAGCTTCCTTCCTCAGACAGTCAAGAACCCGAACCCGGAGGTAGTCTAGCCCAGTTGAGCTTATCTGCCAGCTAATCTAAACAAACCATTTCGTATAGATATTCTTGGTTGCCATTTGGCATCTGCTTTTATCCTGTTCAATGCAGGCAGCTTCCACCAAGCGTGTCGCTCAGCGGTTTCAACCATTACGATTTGCGGCTCACAGCCAAATGCGTGGCAGGCGCTCTTTGCCAAGGACACGAGTTCTACTTGGTCGTTAGACCCTACGTTGTAGATACCTCGTCCGCCTTTAAGCAACTTCAGAATCAGAGAATCTAGAGCACGAAGAAAGTCCTCCAGATGCAGGAAGGTTCTAAGCTGTCTTCCTGGCGCATGAATCTGGATAGGTTCTTTGTTTTGAATAGCGCTGATTATTTTAGCGACTATACCGTGCGCCAAGCCTGGACCATAGACGTTGAATGGTCGAATTACTATCGTCTTTGCATCATCGCGCTGCACAAACAAGTGCTCTGACATTAGCGCAGTCAACGGTCGAATAGCTCCAGGATCCAGCGGAGACGTTATTACGTGCCCATCCGCCTCGTCCATAGGTACTGCTTCACGCAGGTTCAGTGCGTAATCGCGGTCGCTGTATACGCTAGACGAAGACAGCAAAATAACTGGCCAAGAAGTTTTTGTAAGCCAGTAATCTGCTCTTATTTTTTCTGCATCCTCGTCAGTGTGCGCCTCAGCACCAAACAATACGAAAACCTGACGATTTGGATCCACGGCAGCAGCAGAGACTAATTCAAAGCCAGAAAGTATAAGATGATCTCTAACTGCTAGTAGTAATGGGTGCTTCCCAAAAACAGCAAATTGAACGCGCTTCATAATCACTTCTTCAGTTGATTAGAATCGCATCTGCATTGAATGGCAATCTTTTTACAATGTACGCAACGAGGAACAACTATCTGCTGTTCTGGTTGCTTTGGTGTTTCACTCACGTATCCATTTCTCCTTCTCTGTGCGAACTAAATCATCTAACGTAAAGATTACTACACGGTCGTTATCTATGTCGGGACAAGATATAACGTACTCAAAACATCTAGTAAAGTAGTTTCTGAAATTTTTGGTCAGGGACAACTCAACGTCCTGCTGACGCATCATCACAAAGGTGGGCGCTCTGTTCTTAGTGAAAACCAGCATAGGAACTTTTCCTGCTGCTGTTTCACTTCTAGTCTGATGCCACCATGAATTCATCTTGGTTTTATCGCTAGTAAGAAGCTGATCTAGGATCCAACCTTCTACTTTCTTGCTCTCTACGCAGAAAGGAAATGTTTTATCCGGAGTTACTAGGTCGCCTGCAGCATCCCAGTCATCTCGAAATTTAGGAGTAGCGAAACCTCCAGATAGAGGAGTTCTAGCAAACTCACTACCCCACCAGGTTGCGAAGACCTTGGCTAGCTTTCGCTCAGCCGTCTGGCCTTTCTGTCTGCCATTTACGCCCATATCAAAACAAATCCCACTCGTAAACGTTAGTTTTGTAGGAAGACACAGGCACCACAGGAGCTATGGTGTTTGGTGCTTTGTGCGGAATAGACTGATTAGACACGACGTAACCTTTGTTGTACTTGTCTTTTAAGCGCCCCAGAAGATAGGACTCAGCTGCAGGAAGATTGGTAAACTTCTTAAACGCAGGACCGTTTCCAACAGTTCCTACTCTCCCCCACCGGAGCACAACAACATACGGCTTTGTAACATTTCTTGTAACCGCAGTATGCTTTCCGAGAATACCACGCCAAAACTTATTGTGCTTCTCAGTAGTGCAGATTAGGTTTTCAGTACGCATCACGTCTACAGTGTGCTCTACGCCTTTTATGTCAGTTATGACCTGTATCATCGTCCTGAAGTTTCTTTCTTGCTGGGAGTGAATACCGCTTCCTTCGGTTCCCATCCACGCTCTAATCGTTTGTAGATCACAAACATGCCTACGGCACAACGCGGATCTCTCGACCATTCGGAGACAGCTTTTGTCTCTCCGTCTATGGTTAGCCTGACGTTGCTGCGCATGTTGAGATTTTGTTCAGCCCTGGATGCCCAACGAACATTACCAGGTTCGTAATTTCCATTTGAGTCTATACGGTCAATGGTAGCCTCTGGAAAAGGTCGCTTTCCTACCATCATCAGAAAAGCTTCAAAGCTTTCTCTCCACATTTCACAAACTTCAATGCCGCGTCCACCGTAATTCTTGTAGTCTTTGTTAGACGAATTATGGCAGCGCTGAATCATGTGAACCCAGGTAGTATACTCTGGTGAAGCTTTACCATATGGAGATGCTCCGTGGGAAGTCTTCGACAACCCTACGGAGCATTTCCGGCACATAAGAGACTTAGCCTTGACTAAGTCGTATTTACGTAATTCGCGCTCAGTGCGTCCGCATTCGCAGCGACACAATAGCTTGGTAGAGTCTGTGCCCGCACCAACAATAGTCCAGGCTCCGTATTTCTTACCTAACTCAACTTCGGTCACTGCATACGTATAGCATAGCGAAAATATACGTCAAGCAAATCACCTAAGCTTGGAATTAGCCTTAGCTGCGCGCTCAGCCTGCTTAACAATCTTTTCAGCAGCAGAGGGACCTACTACCTGAATCTTTCCGCTAGGCTCCTGATTCTTAATCTCTGCAGACATCTTCTGCATGACAGTCTCTGGAGGATTCTCGATTACCTGGATATCGATAGTCTTCGACTCTTCGTCAACGAACTTCTGAATGGTGAAGTGAACGCTCATGAACTGCTTGAAGCGCTCAGACTGAAGAAGCTGATTAAAGATGTGCCCGTAGGCAACTAGCTGCTGCTGATTCTCTTCCATTGTCCCTCTATTCAAACAGGTGAAACAAACACAGCTTCATTAGGAAGCTGCTTACGATACTGAATCCAAGGCTTCCTAAAATTGCCAATATATCCTTCGGCCTTTTCAAGATCCGAATGATTTCCCACCTTGGCTTGATGCTCAAACGGACTCATGTGTCCGGAGCTAAGAAGCGCGTCGTGACGTGCAATCTCTTCTAGCACAGTCTTCTGCGTTGCATGCTTCTCGTAAGACACAGCGGCACACCTAGCAACAGAGATTGCCAGCAAAGCTCCGCAACTATCCGGATTCAAAGAATTGGCAGCAACTACATCAGCCTCGGTAACCAAAGGCAGATGCCACTGTCCTTCCTTCAACTCTACAGGAGAGTTGTTGTCTAGGACTTCCTTAGTGATTTCAGCTGCCAAACGAATCTCTGGCTGCGCATCCTTATGGCAGCGCAAGGCAAAGTAGTTATCCCAATCAGTAGCAGAGACAATCTGCGTAACCCAAGCGAAGGGTTCCGTTAGGCGGTTTGCGTACTGCTTGTGAACACCGATATCCGCCAACCTTCTAGCGTGACGCAACGCATCCGCTAGAGCCTCACGCCAAATCTGTTCCGCTAGTGCGTTATCTTCGGTGTTCAGTAGCTCATCAGACTGCATTCCTCGTTTGTTTTTACCAAAGGCGGAAGGAATGAAGGGATGCTGCTCTACATAATCACAGCGCGTCTTAACCGGAATAGCACGGCTAGAAGCCGTGTTTCGACTGAACACTCTATGCGTATTCTGCTCTGCCAGAACGATTCTGGGCATAGTAACCGCAATAGTAGTTAGGCGAGAAGCAACTACTACAGAATCCGCAAGAATCTCAGCGCTGTACATTATCGACCTCAATGATGCGTAACGTAGAACATGCTCATGAACGTATCGACGTTTTCGTATAGTTCACATAGAGCTTTGTCGTTTTGAACCAGGAAATCAAAGGTGTCAAGAGGAAACTCCTGCGCCTCGGAAGCATGTCCTACAATGCCGATATCCGCAGCGTCTCCGTCTGTGTCTGGACGAATTACGCGAATTACGTTACCGCCTTCGCGATGAATAGCGTCAAACTCATTCTGAAATCGGATATCAGAAACAACTACGCCTTTGATGATCTTATTGGTGGTCAGATTCGGACCAATAAGAGGATCATAATCCCAAAACTTGGTGCCACCGTCTTCATGCAGTAGCGTCTTGGCCGCGATAAGCAAGGCATTGATCCAGATGTCACTGCCTATCGCTTCTCGACCCCACTCCGTACCCAGGGTCTGGAGCATGATTCTAGGTGACAGCTTTCTGTGATTAGCTTGCAGCCAGAAGAACCAGTGAACCAATGCTCGGTAAGCAGCATTCAGTTCGTCTGGATCATCGGTGCCTAGAACGTTAGAACAGTACTGACGACCCCAGGCTTCGAGCCTGCCCTGTGCTTCATCCCAAGCTTCCTGCTTTTCGTATCGTCTATCGAAAGCATTTCGGTGGCCGGAAGAACCCCAAAGCTGCTGCTCAGAGAACAGGAAAACATGGTAGCCAAAACGCTTGATGGGATCAGCAAGCGCAACTCTAGTAAATCCATGAGACCGAATCAAATGTTCGGCTACTGTGTCTTTACCAGAACCTGCTTGTCCTGATACTCCGATTATGCTGGCTTTGTGCATAAGCTCACTCACAGACCGAAGCGAACAGCGTCCTTCAACGTTAGCTGATACAGCGCATCTTCACGAAAAGACTGACCAATAGTATTTAGCTCTCTGATTTCATTCTCAAGGAATGCACTGCGTTCTACGCAAGCCTTGAAGAACAAAGCCTTTTCGTTCAGAGCGATGTTGTCGTGCAACGCGATCATCAGCGTTACAGCTTCTTCCTTATTCTGAATCTCGTTATTCATGCGCTCAACCAAGGACTTGTAGGAAGTCTGTAGCCCATGAATACGCTCTTTGATTATCGAGCGAATAATCTTACCCTGAGCTACGATGTAGTCGCCGCCTCTAGCATCAATCAGTTCTGTCTTCATTTTGGTTCCTCTACCACGAATACGAAGAGACGCAAGACTCAAGCGTCAGCATCATCTGCCAAACTGCTAAATCCATCTTGCTTCACTATAGTTATTCTTTGAGAAAACATTTCTTTGAAATCAGGCTTATGCGTGACTACAAAGACAGTCTTGTATCGGGACTTCTGGTCGTTCAGAAGCTTCACGATGGCTTCTGTTCCAGAGCGGTCGATAGACTCGAATGGCTCATCGAGGAAGCGCCAGGGAAGCTGTTTAGCAGTTCGAAACTGCGCCAGGTCACCCAGGGCCATAGCAATCACAAGGTCTGCTCTAGCACGCTCTCCGGTGCTGGAACCGGCATAAGACGAAGACCCGTGCGTCTGTGTTACTGCAATCGAGAACTTGTCCTTGATGTCGCCCTTCTTCAACGCAGACTTAGTAGAGAAGGTTACTTCCATCTCTCCGTTTGTAAGAAGGTCTGCGTAGTGCTTGGCTCTGTCATTAAGAATAGGAGTAACGTAGTCAAGCATAAAGCTGCGTAGTCCAGCTGGGCTAAACCCTGTGACCCAGAAAGAACAAAGCTTTATTTCTTCTTCTACTTGCTTTGTCACAATTGATTGCTGCAACACAGACTCTTTAAGCTCGTTTATTTTCTCACTTTTAATTTCTAGCATAGCTTTGAAATCATAGGTTTGAGAATTAAGCTTATCGAGAGCTTCTTTTTCGCGTTTGAAGTCTGAGAATGCGCGAGCCTTAGACCGCTTTACATGCTCCAACGCAGTCAACTCATCGCTCACAAGCTTCTCAGCCATACGAAACTGATCTACTTGCTGACGTAGAGTATTCACTGTGACGAACGTCTGCAGTTCTGCTTCTTTCTTCTCAGCTTCAACCACAGCTACATGATTGGCAAGCGTAGCTACTTGTTGTTCCAGCTTAGTCTTCTCAGCATCCAGAGAAGCAACGCAAGCAGCGATGTGTTCACCAGGAACAGATTGTTGACAAGCAGCGCACGATGCGCCCAATTTGTTTATCTTAGCGATATCAGCATCGATGCGCCTAACAAGTGCAAGCAGTCCAGCCTGGTCTGCGTTTAGCTTCTTGATTCTAGCGTCTTTGAGCAGTAGCTCAGTACGCAGCGGACCTAGCCACTCAGCATCAATGTTCACCTCTAAGTTATTTGCCTTAGTGCGAAAATCAAAGTGCTGTTCTTTTAGTTCTGGCTCTTTGCGGAGTACTGCATCGGCGCTCTCTACCTCTGCAATAAGCTGCTTAATTCTGGTTTCGTGTTCTTCCCTGCGCTGCTGGTTGTGCGTTTCAACCTGCTGCTGCATCTGCAGAATCCCTTGCACGTCATTTTCCAGCAACGCTATCTGCTGCCTAGCAGATTCTGCAGTTGCTTGGTGACGAGCAATAGATGCTTCCAGTACTTTGAGTTTTGCCCTAGACGCTTCGTAGGCTGCCGAAAGTTGCTCAGTCTGTAGCAACGACTCTAACAATTCTTTGATAGACTTGTCAGTCATGTTTGCTACTTTGATTCCGGCCCCAGGCATCATAGCCCTGAAGGTATCGAAATCAAAACCAACAAGCTGGTCCACAACCTCTTGCATAGTCTTAAGCTTTCCGGTAGTGCCAAGCGGCACTCCACCAGCAAAGACTAAGAGGTCGTTAGGCTTGCGAGAAGAACTGTCTAGTCTGTGGCGAGAAACTACGTAGGTAGTTCCGTGCTCTACTACGGTGAGAGCGACGACACAGTCTTTGCCAGTCTTAGTATTTACTACTTCGTCACCGGACAAGCCGCGAACAGTCTCACCCCACAGACACCAACAGATAGCCTCAAAGATTAGGCTTTTGCCGGATCCATTTGAATCTGCGTTAGGTGCGTCTCGGTTTATGCCGGTGACTAAAATAAGTCCAGGCTTGTTTAACGGAAGTGTAAGACTACCTATTGACCCAAAGTTTTGGATCTTAAGACTTATCAGGTCCATTGGTATCCTCCGTGACTACGCAAAGCAAGCGCACGTTATACTTTCCTTCCGGAATAGTAGTCTTGTTTCTCAAAGAATTGAGAATTGCGTGCTCCAGTACATCTACAAAGTCTGCAGGAGTTTTGCAAGTAACAGACGCCTCGGCAATCACATCTACGGACGTGGCAGCTAAGGATGTAGTCAGTTGTATACGCTTAGCCATGAAGATTGCACACGATGAATATAAACTGAGCTAAGACTAGTAGCACACAGATAGCGACCATGATCGTCACTTCTTTCATGTGCCACTAGCCTCTACCAAAATAGCCTTACCATAAGTGGCCAAACTATCGCTCGTAGTACCCGGAATATGCTTGGAGATCCAATTCTCATTAGCTCTAACCCAAGCGCCAACCATAGTAACTGGCGATAGATTTTCCTCGGAAAGTTGAATGGCATCGGTTTCAGTTTCTTGTGGAAGGAACACTACTTCGCAGTTAGAAGCTCCAGACTTCTCTCGTAGTTCGCTAATCTCTTTAGGCGTGCGCTTCCTATCTGTGAGGATACGCACAAAATCTTGTGGTCTAATCTCGATATTAGACTCTGAGTCCTTAAGGACGATAAACTTAGGTGCAGAAGTTTCTATGAAGTCAAACGATACGTGGTCCATGTACACCTTTACGTGCAGGAAGCCACGCTTAGTATTCGCATCGCCCCAGTTGTGTTGGTGCGTAGCGCCCACATACCAACCGTTTTGAAACAACCGCTGATGCTCGTGGTAATGCCCAAACAAGCACGCAGTAAACTTCTGCCAAGGAATGTCGTCTACAGACAGGTCATTATCGTGAACCAAAACGTAATCGGAGCCTACCTTTGCACCTTGCATGCCGATGTGCGCGAAAAGGATATGAGGCTCGTCCACTGCAGTTAGCTCCGCTAACTCTTTGATAGCCGAAATTGCTTTGTTTCGGTCATCTGTATAGGGCACAAATGAATATCGAACGCTATCCTTGCGCTTACCGTACAACTGTACAGTTCTACTAGCTGCCCAGTCTTGAATAGTGCAGATGGTCTGAAACGTGTGGAGGCTATGAATCTTACCTTCACGGTCGAAGTAATCATGATTGCCAGGCATCATGTGAACCGTGCGGTTTGAAGCAAGTGCCTTAATAGCATCGAAGATCAAGTTCATTGCTATCGTAGGCACTCCTTCTCGTACGTGAAAAAGGTCTCCTCCGAAAAATACTTTGGAGACCTTTTTCTCGGTCGCGTACTGTTCGATCTCTCGAATAACTTCATATGCTGCGCGAAGTCTAGAGTTTACAAAGAATTCGTCATTATGCGCCTCTTCCTTCGCTCCGAACGAAAAGGAATGGCCGTGGTGATCAGAGAAAACAATAAACTCGTCAACAATTACGTCAGTCATATGAGTTTTCAAGATAAGCCTTCAGTCGTCTTCTTCTAGCACGATATGGTATCCGCCCTTGTGGCATTCCCAACCCTGATTGATCAAGGTCTTGAATACCGTCTTGGCCAGCAAACGCATATCATTACTGGAATGGGCAAACATAGCGCTCGTCATACGAGCAAGCTGTTCTCCCACCTTCTCTAGCTCATTGTCCAGTTCCATCAGTCCACCTTAAGGCCGCACTGCTTACGAATAGCACGGTCAAGAGTGGCTGCAAGGTCAGGATGCTCGTTCAGGTAGTTGACGACGTTCTGTGCGCCCTGACCGATGCGCTCGCCCTGGTAAGAATACCAAGCTCCTGCCTTGTCGATCAGCCCGTACGTCACACCAAGCTCTACAAGGTCGCCGGTATAACTGATTCCCTTACCGAAGAGAATATCAAACTCAACTTCTCTAAAGGGAGGAGCAACCTTATTCTTCACGACCTTTACTCGTGTACGGTTACCCACAGCGTCGTCTCCAGTCTTGATAGACCCGATGCGTCGGACCTCAAGCCTAAGACTTGCGTAGAACTTAAGAGCGTTACCACCCGTAGTAGTTTCTGGCGAGCCATACATGACGCCAATCTTCATACGAATCTGATTGATAAAGACCAGAATCGTATTGCTCTTGGAGACTACAGCAGTGAGCTTTCTGAGAGCCTGGCTCATCAGTCGTGCCTGGAGACCTACATGCGAGTCTCCCATATCGCCATTGATTTCTGCCTGTGGCACAAGTGCCGCAACAGAATCTACAACCACGATATCAAAACCACCAGAGGATACCAGAGTCTCCACGATGTCCAGCGCCTGCTCTCCGCTTTCTGGCTGAGAGAGCACCACGTCGTCCATCTTTACGCCAAGAGCACGAGCATACTTAGGGTCGAGCGCATGCTCTGCGTCTACGAATGCTGCAAAGCCACCAAGCTTTTGAACTGCTGCGATGGCGTGAAGCGTAAGCGTAGTGTTGTGCGTCACGAATCCGTTTGCTACGAAAGAATGTGTTTCCTCCATAGCAAAGTCAAACGTAGGCTCAACACCTACAGGTGTGACGGATTCAACGGGCACGTAGACATACTCAGCTTCCTGAATTTCCTTCAATCGAGAGTACGCAGCACATGCTGCCCAGTCCAAAGAAAGAATTTCATTCAGCTTTGCATAGGTAGGACTGTGGTCTGCCTTGTAGTCATCCGTAAGCTTACTGTGCTCACGGGTGGTTTCAGAAGCGTCGTAAAGGTCTGCCAGTACGCCATGTACATTGACCACCAGGTCATTGTTATTGTACATTTGCGTACGGTTTTCGTTTACGGAGAACTCTGTGGTCCTGATGGAAGACCGGAATCCTACGTTAGAACCGTAGGCACGGTACGAAGGCCCAGAGAACTCGAGACGCCAATACTCGTTTTGCGGATAGTGCTTGACTCGCTTTTCCGAGATAGACGAGTAGACGCCCAGCGACAAAAGGATTGCCTGGCATTCCTTGAGCAGCATGTTGGAGGCAGAGCAAACTTCCACTGCGTGCTTATCCGAGTCAATGTAGCACTCGCAGTCTACGTAGCCTTGCATGAAGGCACGCATTCCGACAGTGCTAGACCGCACTACGGCAGGCACACGCTTCTCCGCAGCCCTGGACTGCGTCAGACCATACTTGGTGCAGAAAGCCTTTGTAAGCTCCTGTCCGTTGAAGTGATACTCACAGGTATTGTTCTCTGCTCGCTCATATGTAAGCGTCGTGAATCCTTCGGACTGCATCAGATTAAGTACTGCGACGACAACGGTAGGGTCGTTATTAGTGAACGAGATACGTCCACGGCTAACTTCCGTAAGCCCACCGTCCGCTACCAAAGCTCCGAGAGCGTAATAAGTATCCTCCGAGAACTCAGGAGTACCCACTTCTACGGGCTTACGTGCCTTGGCAATCATGTCACCGGCAACGATGTCTTGCGTCTTCTTCCAGATCCAGCTGCCTCGTGAGTTCATCACAAGGTGTGGGTGGTTTGCCGTAGACTTTACTTCGCTGCCGTCCTTAAGCTGTACGGCAAAGACTGGACGTGCGCCGTTGTTAGTAAGCGCAACGGTATTCTCCAGCTTACCATGACGGTTCACAAGACGTACAGTCTTGGGAGTCACCTTCGTGCTGTTAGACGGGGTAACTCCGTTCTCCTGAAAGATTTCGGAGATATACTTGAGTCCGGATTCCGACAGAACCAAGGTGTCTGCGGTGAGACACTTACCGCTGGCTTCCGGACCATAGATTTCGATAATGCGTCCACGAGGGTAGCCGCCTACGCCCAAGGCCACATCAAGGCCCAAGGAACCCGTGGAAACCGCCTCTACATCAGGAAGCGGGTGGGAGGAGAACTCGAATGCCGCTCCCTCACCGTGTGCCTTCTTGATGGACTCAAGTGCAAGCTTTCGAGCTTCCACCTTGTTGCTAGAAAATACTCGTTCTTCCTTCTTCTCTTTTGCCATATCATTGCTCCTTGTTAAATAGTAAATGATAAAGGGCACACCACTACGTAAGTAGCGATGCGCCCTTTACTTTGAACTAGAAGTTCAGTTCAGCCTTCAAGGCTTCGGCGCATCTCAGCTGCGAGATCGTCGCCGTCGTCACTCATGCCCCAGCCATTGTCCACTGCAGGAGCGGACGCTGCCATAGCCTTGGCAGGCTTAGCAGCCTTGTGGCTCGAAGCGTTTGCCGGAAGAGCACCCTTGAACGAGCCAGCCTTGCCTTCGGAAAGGGTCTTAGCCATGTCGTCAAAGGACTGGAAGCGACCAATCTTGGCAAGATCCGGCATCGAGAAGTTAGCCGGAATCGGAGCCTTGGTCTTCTTGAGGTCAGGCTGAATGGTGTAGCGGGTCTTCATACGATCAGCATTACCAATCTTGGTAATGATGATGTTGTGACCCTCATTGACATCCGTGATGTCAAGCTCGTTAGCGATCACAATCGATGCGATCTGCTCGTAGATAGTAGAGGTAGCAGCGTAAACCTGCACCTTGGGATCGCCGGACTCGAAAGGAGCATCCGAATCTGGGCGCTCCTTCTTCCAGTTGGCGAGATCCTTGGCCGTGTAGACCGGATCGGAAAGGTCCACGATGGACATGAGGTAGGCAACCTTTGCGCGAAGGTCCTTCGCAAGTTCCTGCGCCTCGACGTTAGCCCGCTGCGAGCGCAGCTGGTCAACCATGCCGCAGATAGGACATTCCTTGTCCTCGGAGTTGGCAGTCTTCGAAGGGCAAAGAATCGGACCCGAATCCTCGGAGACGTTCCAGTGCTGCCAGACTTCGCGCCAGAAGACGCCTGCGTACTCTCCGGTATCCGTCCAGGGAGGAAGGATTCGGACGCGGTTATTGCCGTCCTGGGGCTTCCAGTACTTCATGCTAGGACCGCCGCCACCACGGGTCATGCGTGCCTGAACTTCAGCCTGTGCTCGCTTAAGCTTTTCAATATCCAGAGCCATTGTTGTCACCTATTTTTGTTTGTTTCTACCGTAATTGGTAGCGTTTGAACCACCATCCTACCACACCGGCAGGAGGTGTCAACCTCTCTCGCGCAGTTCCTTAGACATCAAGGAAATGTCTGCACGAAACTCAGAACGCTGGTTAGCACCAAGGGAAACAAGCATTTCCTTACGCTGACCCATAGAATCCCTAGCGGCCTTCAAAAGACCAAGCTGTCGTTCTGCTTCCAGCGTTTCCGTCTCAAGGGCGACGTAGCGGTCGTCCGTGATGACCATATTTTCGATCATCTTTTCAGTTGTCTTAACGCCGCTATTCATCATTTCCATGCGCTTCTCGTGGTCAAGAATCGCATGCATACGTTTCATATCAACTTCGTGGCGGCGAAACTTGTCCGCTGCAATCTCAAAGCAGGTAGCGTAGTAAGCAAAACGCTCAGAGTGTTCTGCGAACTCACCGCTAAGGTCTGAGCGATTGATATAAAGGTCCTGGTCTAGCCGGGACTCGTAATCAACACTACCAACAGTGTAAGTAGGAACGAGTTCACTAAGCTTCGGCTCAGGCAGTACATCAGTCATGGTGTTTCTCCGGACGGGAATCTAGCAACAGAAGATCACCTGTCAACGATCTATTCGATGCTGAGTGCCTTTTTAGCGCCCCAGGAAAACTTAGACGAAGAGAACTCTGCGATCACAGGAACACAAAAGTTCCAGTGCTCCATAGCGTACTTAATCTTAGGCAGAAGGTAATCTTCATCTTTGTGCAAATAGATTTGCACTTCGTCGTGAACGAAGTTAACCAGCTTGCTCTTCTTACCCTTGAGAATATTTCTGATTCTAACTACGGCAATCTTAAACATGTCCGCAGCTGTTCCTTGAATCAAGAAGTTAACGCCTTGGCGCTGGGCGCGAGCTTCCATCCAGTAGAGTTCGTCGTTCTTCATGATTTTGGTTGCCTTAGCGTGCGGAAGATGACGCACACGTCCAAAGCAATTAGCAACCTCAGAATTCTGCTTCACCAGGCGATTACCCTGGTTAACAAAACGCTTAACGCCAGCGTACTTAGACAAATACATATCAATATAGCCTTGACAGACGCCTACCCAAGCTTCGTCATCAAGCTTTTTGTACTTCTCTGGACGTTCAATCTGCTCGGATAGACCAGGAGCACCTACACCGTAAATGATGCCGAAATTGATTCGCTTGGCTACGCCACGAAGAAGTGAGTACTCTTTGTACTTTGGATGCGCTTCATCTTTAAGTGCTGCAGTAACTTCCTCAATATCCAACCCAAACATTTCGCAGAATGTACGGGTATGAATATCCTGACCCTTGGCATACGCATCCAAGAGCAGCGGGTCTTTGGAATAGTGAGCAGTAAGCCGCACCTCAATCTGAGAATAGTCAGCAAAGATATAAGTGTAATCGTCACTCCAAGGAATGAAGGAGTTGCGAATAGTCTTATCCCTGGCAGGAATGTTCTGCAGATTGGGATCCTGTGACGACATGCGGCCCGTACTAACGTTCTGATTGAACGAGCAGTGAAGGACGTTGTCGTCTGTAATCTTCTCTAGAATACCGTCAACGTAGGTACCCTTGATCTTGGCAAACTCTCTAAGCTTAAGAATGTCCTTGACGATGTCGTGCTTAGACTTGAGCTTCTCCAAGACCTTTTTGTCAACAGCGTACTTACGGTCTTCCTCGTTTTCAAGGTCTTCCGTAGCTTCTGTGAACTTAGTAAGCTCTACGCCCTGAGCTTGCAGCGCACCAGCAAGCTGTTGGACGGACTTAAGATTGATGTCACCGAGAACGCTTCTGATCTTAAGGTCAAGCTCATCGATCTGCGTTTGCAGTTCGATTCCAGCCTTGTCCAAAAGATTGCGGTCGATGCGAACGCCGTGTTCTTCCGCTTCAAAGAGAGCAAGCAGAAGCTGCATCTCGTTCTTGTACAGCGCAGTAAGACCAGGAGTCCACTCGATGTTCCTTACGCAGAACTCGTAAACCTTGTAGGTCAAAAACGTATCCAAGGCTGCGTACTCAGTCATCAGACTGATAGGAATCATTCCGTAATGGATTTCTTCCTTGCCTGCCTTAGCATACTTGTGATTCTGAAAGAGGTTCTCTGCGATGTACTTCTTCAGGCCGTTGCGGTTAAGGTGCTGGTAGGTAAGGTCCGTACACAGCTTATCCGCCTCAGCCATCACCAACTTACGGAACAAGTCTCTACGCAGACGAGATTCCTTAGACCGCCAGTCTGAAATCTGCTTCTCTTTGGCGTTGGCAGTTCCGTCAACCAACCCTTTGTGCCAGCGACCTAGCTCATCCTTCCATCCAGAAGCAATGATCTTAAGCGCGCCAGGAGCATTCTCATCGTAGAAATGCCAAA